TTATAATGATCTCGAACAACACGGAGGACCAATGGAAAAAAGCGCATTAGAACAGGCGATAGAGATTGTTGGTGGGCGCAAGGCGCTGGCTGATGCTATCGGGTGTACCAGAATCCATGTCGGATTGATGGTTACAGGCAAGACACCAGTCACCGCTGAGAATGCTTTAAGGATTCAAATGGCAACAAAGAACAGGGTTCTAGCCGAGGATCTCAGGCCCGATCTTCCATGGAGGATCACCAGAGCAAAGAAGCGCATCTAAAAAAAAGGCCGCTGGGGATGCGGCCAAAGACAAATGCAGGACGGATCATACTCATGCAAAGCTACAGATTCAACATCAACGACTATTTAGCGGCATCGGCTCGGCTAACTATCCACGAAGACCTGTGCTATCGGAGGCTTCTGGATCTCTATTACGAAACAGAAAAGCCTCTGGATATTGAGGTGGAAAAGGTTGCCAGAGCCATCGGCTATCAGAGTCACGTCAAAACAGTCATCTACATTCTGGACAATTTCTTTGTCCTGACCGGGACCGGCTACAGAAACAAGCGATGCGATGCAGAACTTGAGGCGTACAGAGCCAAATCAGAGAAGGCATCAAAGGCAGGAAAGGCATCTGTCATCAAGCGTAGGCTTAACAAAGGATCAACATCCGTTGAACTTGCATTGAACGTCCGTTCAAGTGATAAGCCTAAATCAAAGGGATTGAGCGCGTCTGATATGCCGCAAGTAGAAACAGACATGGCTGAGGCTTTCATCAAGCATAGAAAGGCTGTAAAGGCTCCGCTGACCATGATTGCATGGCAAGCAATCCTTAAGGAGTGCGCTAAAAGTGGATGGGAGCCATCAGAGGCGATTACGGAATGCCTGACTAGGGGCTGGAAGTCATTCAAGGCTGAATGGGTCAAACCAAAGCGTGAGGCTCAACAGGCTCAGTATGAGGCCAATGTCTTTTCAACTGACTTTATAGATGGTGAGTGCTATGAATCAGAATGAGTTCAAGGCGTTTTCAGAAGTGATGATTGCGGCTTGGTCATTCCACCGGCCTATTGCACCGGCTCAGGTTTCGATGGCATTTGAACTCTTGAAGCCGTTTCCTCTGGCAATGGTAGTTGAAGCAATCAAAGCGCATTGCGTAGATCCTGTCAGGGGCCAGTTTCCACCAAAACCCGCTGACGTAATGGCTCAGATTGAAAAGTGGAGGCCACAGCGTATAAGCGCAGATGAAGCATGGACCATGCTACCCAGAGATGAATCAGACACTGTGGTATGGACTGACGAGATTGGTGAAGCCTATGCCATATCGTGCAAGGAGCCAGATCGAAACGCACGAAGGATGGCTTTTAGGGCCGCTTATGAGCGCATTACAGAGCAGAACAAGGCAAGAAACATTAACCCGAAGTGGGTTATTTCAGAGGGATGGGACGCTGAAAAGAAAGCCAAGGTTTTGCAGGATGCCATCAAGCTAGGCCGGATCAAGGAATCAGACGTGAATCCTGCGCTACTGGAAGGGCCATCAGTCGGTATCTCTGGATTGCTCGAAAATCACTCACATTTTGACGAACAAAAGGCGAAAGAAAACCTATGCAAACTCAAGGCGCTATTGAACTGAAGATGGCTTGCACTTGCACTATTGAGCAAACAGAAGGCGGGTGGAGGCGAATCGGCAGGACTTGTCCATATTGTCAGGCGTGGTCTGCTAGTCTGATAAGTCAATCAATGGAACCTTTGAAGGCTTTCAAACGTGGACTTGAACAAGAGGCTGGAATCGCTACGGCAGACCGTACAGAAAACAACGAACAGGCGTGATGCTGATAATCAGGTAAGACAACAAGAATTGCAGAGCCAGAAGGCGCAGGACTGGTCCAATCTACAGGCCAAGCATCCAGATGCCGCTGACTTTATTACACAGATCAGCAAGGAATTCGGAAAGCCAGCAATGGTTGTTGTTGCTGATGAGACAGGACTCATTTTAGATAGCAGGAAATATGATCCACTTCGCAATGCAAATAAGAGACGATAGCAAGCGTCTGATTGCTCTCGATGCCGTTTCTAAGGCTCCTGATGGCGCGATACTGACCATCAAAGACCCAACACGAACCCTAGAGCAGAACGCGATGTTTCACGCCTTATGCACTGAAGCATCAATGAGCTGTCTGTTCATGGGAAAGCAAATCAAGGCCGCGCAATGGAAGGTCTTGTTTATCTCTGGTCATGCAATAGCTACCGGGATTGGCGCTGATATTGTTCCCGGCCTTGAAGGTGAGTTCGTCAACATACGGGAATCATCGGCTCAGATGGGGATCAAGCGCATGACAAGTCTTATCGAATACACCCAAGCCTACATAGCCAACAATGACAGCAAATAAACTGGAAAAAAAGTATTTAGGGAAAATTGCACAGCTTCCTTGTTGTCTGTGCGGTCAAGTCGGAGTCGAAATTCACCATTTGCGAGAAGGCCAAGGTCTTAGCCAAAGAGCAGACAATTTTTTGACAATTCCATTGTGCCCATCATGTCACAGAGATAACATACTCGGTATACATGGACAAAAGACCATGTTAAAAATTATGAAAACAACTGAATTGCAATTGCTTGCCGACACTCTGGAAAAGATATTTGGTGAATGCTCATGCTCAAAGACATAACAGGATTAAAGTTCGGAAATTTGACTGTTGTCTCTAGAGAAAAAAACAATGCTGGCGGCACTGCTATGTGGCTCTGCGTCTGTGACTGTGGTGAAAAGAGAATCGTAGAAGGAACAGGACTAAGGGCTGGACGAAATAAAAGCTGTGGATGTAAATCACCAAGGTTTAAATCAACAAAATTTCCAGATCATCCGCTAAAGCAAACAAGAACTTATAAAATTTGGTATGGAATGCAAAGAAGATGCTATGAAGCAAAAAGTGAAAAAGAAAAAAAACTTTATGCAAATAAAGGAATTATCGTTTGCGATAGATGGATTGAGTCATTTGACAATTTTTTGAACGACATGGGTAAAGCTCCATTGCGTCATTCAATAGATAGGATTGACGGGAACAAAGGCTATAGCCCAGAAAATTGCAGATGGGCTACAGCAAAAATCCAAGCAAACAACACTTCTAGTAACAGAATAATAACGGCCAAAGGCCGTACAATGACTCTTTCTCAATGGGGCGAAGCCACTGGTCAAAAGCCAAACACAATCCTGACTCGACTTAGGAGAGGATGGTCAGTAGAGAGGGCATTGCAGATTTAGAGGATTAAGTTTTAGATGAGAGTCGCACGAATCGACGCTAATCAGCCTGAGATCGTCAAGGCGTTCAGAAGTCTAGGATGGGAAGTAGCCCATACCCATACAGTCGGTGATGGGTTTCCTGACATTGTTTGCTCCAAAAGTGGAATCACTCTACTGGTAGAGATCAAGGATGGATCAAAGCCGCCATCAGCCCGTAAACTGACTGTCAAAGAACAATCATTCCATTCCAGATGGCAGGGTCATCTGGCGATCATTGAATCTGTCGATGATGTTTTTGCAATCCACCGTTCCCTATTTTTGGTGTAACCATGAACTTTGAAGAATTTCAGAAACTAGCCAACAGAACAGCAAAGCCGTTGCCGTTTACAGAAAACTTGCGCCATGTCACTTATGGGCTATGTGGGGAGGCCGGAGAGTTCGCAGATGCCGTGAAAAAGCATGACATATACGGACAAAACTTGAACGTAGAAAACGCCTTAGAGGAACTTGGAGACGTTCTTTGGTATGTCGCTCTGGGAGCAGAATCTTTTGGCGTAAGCCTTGAGCAGATAGCGGCCAACTGCATCGAGAAGCTGAAGGCGCGCTATCCAGAAAAGTATTCGGACGAATTAGCTAGGATCAGGCTCGACAAAATCACAGCGCATGATTAGATCCATGCCGCTCATGCTTTCTTGTTGCTCTGGTCCCATTCCGTAGATTCCGCTTTCAGTCCACGTTAGGACAAGACCTGTCCCAACAGATACGCCGTACAGCTTGTGAGCGCTTCTAGCTGATGGAAGGTAGGCCAGTTCTATGATCTCCATGCCATTTCTCATGCAAATGGCTTCACCCTTGATAGCGCGTTCTAGGTCAAACATTTTTACTCTCCTGTGTGATGGGGGCCGAAGCCCCCGTTTCGATTAAGCGGCGATGCGTGGCTTGTTCTGCTTCCAGAATGCAGAATCTTTGTTTCTAAGCTGATAGTAGGCGTTTTCCTGCAACTGGTAGCCTTCACCCGGATTAGCGTAGAAACCCTTCACAAAGGCTTCTGCTTTAGCGTAAAGGTCATCACTGATCTTGTTGCTGACAAACACGAATGAAACCGTTGGGCCAGTGCGGTCATGGTTGTAGACGTACATATCCTGCATACCGTCAAAATATCCAGCCTTGAACTGGGAGCAGAAGTCTTCGATCAGTTCTATGGTGGCCGGAAGCTGGTCATAAACGTCTACGTGAATGCTTGAACCTCCTGCGTAGTTGTCTGACCGAGTGCTGTTCTTGATGCCGTATTTTTTCAGTTCTTTGCGGATCAGTGATGCGGCGATAGCGGCTTGAGTCTTCATGGTGTCTCTCCGGGGTGATGGGGGCCGAAGCCCCCGTTGTAATTAAATTGCGAGAAGTTCTTCAAATTTTGCTTCGATCTGATCTACGCTGAAATCGTTTCTGCGGTATCCCCATACATCAAGGATGTCAGTGCAGAACATCCATTTTTCTCCGGTCAGGTTCCATGCGGTAGCCTGTTCAATGGTCAGCGTTGCGATAAGGTTTGAAAATTCTTGGTTGGTCATCTGATCTCTCCGGTAAGGGCCAGCACCTTGCTGGCGTTGGGTTATTATAAAAATAAATTTATCATGGTGTAAAGCATTTTTGATAAAAAAATTTAAGGCTTTACAAATCAAGCGGTTGATAAGAAAATTTACTTGTCAGCGTCGAAACTGATGAGAAAGGATTGGACTGCTTCCGCCCCCGAGAACGCTTTGCGTGGTAACAAGGGGTTTCGACCGGGGGCAGTACCAATCCTTTTTTTTTGGCATCACTCTGTCTAGGTTCATTTGCGGTACGTCGGTGGGATGAACTGAATGAAGGCAATGCCCTTGGGGTTGAGCCTGTTCCCTTACACGAGCAAGACAAAGGGGAAGCGGAGGGCTGAGACTAGATCCGGTTGGTAGTCAGGTGAACTGCGACTGCATGGGGAAACCCGGCTCTGGTAGTTAGCCTGAGATAAGTCTGGTCAAGGTTAAGCGATGGAACGGCTCCGTTTGACTTAATACAGCGTTACCGTGGCTAGTCTGCGGTAAAGGCTAGATTTGCTCAAAAACTCACCTTTTGACTTACACATGAAAGACCTAGGCAAATACTGGAAGCCAACAAAGACGGATCAGATGGTCACGAAGCCAGTCAAGAAGAAAAAATCCAAGGTCAAAAAAAAGAAGAAGCATCCAACATACAACGAAGAATGGAGAAATCATTGGAAAACGATATGAAGCACTGCCCACACTGCAAGCAGACGCTACCGCTAACCTCATTCTATGTCCGTAATGTAGAAAAAAGCACCTACCAATCATGGTGTACGCCTTGCAAGATGGAGTACCAGAAAGAAAAAAGGGCACTTAAGCCAAAAAAAGAAGGCCCACGAATGACAAAGACCATGTTCGGAGAAAGAGTGCCGGGGGCCAAGCTGACGAACCATGACGTGCAATTGATCCGTGGTTTGTTCCAGTGGCTACCAGATTCAAAGATTGCTGAGAAATTTGAGGTCCACAAGTCTACAATCCAGCGAATCAGGACAGGACGAAACTGGAGCAGGGTCAGATGAAGGAATACGAAGACGAACTCTGGCTGACCAAAGTCAGGCCACAAACCACGGAATCAGAACTTGAAAACTTCCTCGAAAGAGTTGCCATCAAGATTGCGGACGGTATTTCCGAAACCACTGCCAGAGCGCAATCCTATGCAGAAATCTTTAAGTGAAGGAATGAAGCATGATTCAGCAAAGCCTCAGATGGACTTGATACTCGACTTTAGCCTAGCACTTCAAGAAATCGGCAAGGTAGCCACCTATGGTGCAAACAAATACGCACCGGGGAATTGGCTTCTTGTAGAAGGTGCAGAGCGCAGATACATGGCGGCATTGCTCAGGCACTTGATGCAGTCAAAGACCGAAGGACAGGATCAGGAGACAGGCATTGACCATCTGGCTCATGTCGCATGGAACGCACTGGCTGTTTTGGAACTGAAATTGCGGTCAATTGACACTAATCAGGTTGATTAGTATAAATATACTTTCATTGGAAACAGGATAAGCCATTGAAACACAAGATCGAATACCTAAAGCTGGATAAATTGTCCGGCTATGAGACGAATTCCAGAACGCACTCTGCTGACCAGATCAACCAGATTGCGGCATCTATCACAGAGTTCGGGTTTACCAATCCGATCCTGATAGACGAAAACAACATCATCATTGCTGGCCATGGCCGCTTAGAAGCCGCGAAACAGCTAAAGCTAGATGAAGCCCCATGTTTGCGTTTATCGCATCTTTCTGACGCTCAGAAGAAGGCTTACGTCATTGCCGACAACAAGCTGGCGCTGAATGCTGGCTGGGATGATGATTTGCTGAAGCAAGAAATCAGCGACTTGGAAGATTTAGAGTTTGATATTGCGCTTCTTGGCTTTGATTCTGTCGAACTTGCAAAAATGTTTGATGAGATCGAAGAACAAGAAATCAAAGAAGAAAAATACAACGAAGTCTTTAACATCATCATTGATTGCAAAGACGAAGAAGAACAAGAGCGCGTTTTCAACAGACTTGATGCAGAAGGTTACAAGTGCCGAGTTCAAAGTTTGTAATCGAAAGCAAGACATCAAATTCATTCAAAGCAAACAAGGTCAAGTCTGCGTTCGATTTTGATGCTGACACCGTTCGTAAAGAATTTGACGTAAAAATCCCGATTGAAGACAAAAAATGGAATGTTGGGCTTATTGTTGGCGCATCAGGAAGTGGAAAGACAACGATAGCTAGACGTTTGTTCAAAGACTTTTTGTTTTTTGAAGGGTACGAATGGACTGGACAATCAATCATTGATGACTTTGGTGAACATTCAGCCAAAGACATTACGGAAACTCTGTGCAAAGTTGGCTTTGCATCGCCTCCAGATTGGCTGAAACCGTTTCAAGTCCTTTCAAACGGTCAAAAGATGCGAGCAGAACTCGCCAGATTGATCCTAACGAGCGAAAAGCCCTGCATCTATGATGAGTTCACATCTGTTGTTGATCGTCAGGTGGCTTGCGTAGGATCGTCAGCAATACAAAAGTTCATCAGGAAACAAAACAAGCAATTCATTGCAGTTTCCTGTCATTACGACATCGAAGAATGGTTGGAACCTGATTGGGTCTACAACTGCGACAAATCAGAGTTTGTCTGGAGGAATCTTCGGCGTCCAGAAATCGTCTGCACGGTCAGAAAAGCCGAACAGCATGAATGGAAGCAGTTCATGGAGTTTCATTATTTGAGTCATGAACACAACATAGCAGCGCACAAATACATCTGCGAGATCAATGATCGACCAGTTGCTTGGTGTTCCGTTTTGCACTTCCCACATCCTCATGTGAAAAACATGAAGCGCATTCATCGCATTGTTGTTAAGCCAGACTATCAAGGTCTTGGTATCGGAAAGCGATTCCTGACAGAAGTCGCAAACAAATACAAACGGCAAGGTATGCGTGTATCGCTTGTGACAAGTTCGCCA